ACACGTAACTCGCGCCATCGCGTCAATCGCCGCGTCTGGCACTACCGCTGCCATTTATGTTGGCGACCTTGACTCGTGCGCCGTTGGCGTATTTGGGACATGGGCGGGCTCTGTCACGATTGAGGAAAGTCCAGACGGAACCGAATGGTTCGCGAATGGGGCGAACCTGAATGCTGGCGGGTACCATGCTATCACCGCGGAAGCCCAATACGTGCGAATCAATTGGGTTGCTAAGACCTCCGGCACGGTAGAGGCCGCAGTGGGTGGCCAGCAACGCGACCCCATGAAAAACCGTTTCCAGGTGGCTAGCCTTTCTACGGACGCGGCTACGTCTAGCACGCTTGTGTTTAACGTGGCTGATATCGAGGATGCGCGTCTTTGGACTGCGTTTAGTACCACTACGGCGGGTAGCAACGTAGTGACACCGCAATACAGCCCGGATGGTACTTATTGGGCGAATATCGCCGCGGCTGCTAGCGCTGAAGCCAGCTACGCGGTGCCGGATAACGCTTTGCAGGTTCGATTGCTTGTGTCGGTTGTGCCGTCTGTTACCCCAACCACTACGGCAATCCTTAGCGGCAAGAAACTACGCAAGGGGCCCTACCTTAGCGAGTCGCTTGGCCGAGTGAGTGCTGCCACTTCCGGTAGCGCTATCGATTGCACCGCATTTCGTGGCGGTACGGCTTTCTTCATGGCCGAGTCGGCTTTGACCGCATCGGTTGCCTTGTACGCCACTATGGACGGCACCAATTTTTTCAACGTTGGCGCGGTGTCCGATGCGTCTGGCACTGTGACTCTCCCAGAGTGGGCTGTGCAGTGCAAGATGGTCGCCACGGCCTGGACCAGCGGCGCGATTCTTGGCTATATCTGTGAAAATACTGGCCTTCGCACAGACTGAAACTGCTAAGTTTCCTTAGCCCCCGCCTCTTGCAACTCACACCTCCGCCTAGCCTCTCTAAGCGCCTCTACCGTGTCCCATGTTTGTAGGATCGGCAAGCGCTTAACCCTTTCAAGATGCGCCTCACGCGCGGCGATGATGTCACTCCCATGGGATGGGGGTGAATCCGTTTTCGTGGATGAGTCTTGCGTATTTTGGGAATCTGGCGATTGCGGCATATACATATCCTCCGCGCCGCTGAATCTCGGCGCCGTGCTTTGCTAGCAGTGACACTACCAGGCGCGAGGCCAGCCCGCTACCTCGCGACTCCGGCCGCACAAAAACACCCATGACAGGCCAGGGCTCATCCTCGAATGTCAAACATCCCCATGCGTCTATGGATTGGGAATTTATTTTCCCGTCAAAATTTATGGCAGTGAAACAGGATCCATCCTGGTATACCCAGCGACTCATCGCCCAAAAGTCTTTGATCGTGAGGGTGAGCAAGGCTTCGCGCCACGATGGGGTGACATCGCGCATGGTCATATTTAGGATCATGGGGTACTACTTTCGCAACTGCGCCACCCCTACTATAAACCGTTGCACCATCCCGTAGTCTTTGTGCCAGATATCGGCCCGCATATCCCGCCCGCTGCGGTAGCCCTGCCCATGGTGCCAGCTGTCGGACCCCGCAAGTGTGCGAAATGTTTCGACAGTGCAGCCAGGATATTCTTTTATTGACGTATGGTGAACGTGCCCAGTGTACCAATGGCGGAATTTAGTTTTCCCCCACAACTCGGCACGGTCGCAGGCCATAACCCCAGGCAACGCGTCTGCTTTCACGGTATGGCCGTGGGTTGACCCTAGGAGGCATTGCCCGTGCTGATAGTAGTAGAATTGCCCGGCCGGTATTACGACCTCTACGCGCGGTTCATTGCGAAACCAAGCCTGTAGTACTAGGGCCATCATGAGGCTTGAGGTGTCGTCATGGTTCCCGATCCTGGTATCGGCCACTATTCGGCCATGTTTTGCGAGTGCGCATTCGATGGCCGATATATATGCGGCGATGCCAACCCGCAAAATCTTGGGCTGGCGCGTGTCAACGTCTAGCTGATTCCCGGATTGGCGGGTGCGGTTTTCTGTAGAGTCGGTGTGGAAAAAATCCCCTAGATTTATAATCAAGCAAACGGGCGACGGCGGGGTTAGGTCTACCAGTTTCTGAACCGCGTCGCGCATGAGCGTTTCTGCAATTTTCAGGTCGAAATCTTCCCCAACTTCCTCACCCCACGCGAACATGCCGAAGTGGGGATCGCCGAGCGGGATCACTACCAGATGGGCGTCTGAGTCTTTTTGTTTGGTGGGGGGCTTAGTCTTTTCCGCCTTGCCCTCATATTCGGCTGCAAACTCTTCTATCGCCGCTCTTAGAGCGGTTTCATCTTTCTTGGCCTCAGACTTGACCCATTGCTGCTTTACGGAGCCATCCGCGTCGATTAGTTGGGACACGCCTTTGACGCGAAAGCCCTCTGGAACGGGGTTGCTGTAATTGAAATCGGGGGCGTAGCCACGTTTTGCTGCGTTCAATTTGACCGCCTCGATACACCGGGCGATCCCAGAATGGTGCACGCCTAATACCTTAGCGGCGGCACGGGTTGAACCGTGTTCGTTCACCGCGTCTATGCACTCGGCTTGCCTAGGCGTGGCGAACTTCTTTAGTTCGGGGTCGATTTTCATGAGACTCCTACCAGGCGACTCGAACGCCCGCCATAGCAGAGTAGCCTAATCCGCGATATGCACCAAACCCATAATCAACGGTTGCCCTAGCAAATGCGGAAGCCCCGGCGGAGATATGGTGGGAATAGTCTAATTTCCCGCCTACTCTCCCACCTGTTAGGTCGCCCGTTAGATAGGTGCCAGCTTCAAGCCTTCCGCTCCCAACCTTGAGCTTTTCAGCGACATCTAGCGCGCTTGAGATCTCCTTAAGCGCTACCGTGTCGCTTAAGGTTTTGGGACTGCTACGCCGTTCAGCTTGGCGACCGAAGCCTCGACCTTAGTGTCAAGCCAATCGTCCACCGAGTCGATTCCTAGGATGCGACCAAGGCGCGCGAGGCCCTTGCTGCCGATGTTTGCCTTGGCGACGTCTAAGGCCATGCGCTTTGCTTCCGCCTTTTCCTCAGCAGTGAGCTTGCCGTCTGCATTGGCCTCTTTCAGCGCCTTGACGTATGTCTGATGAATTTCACCGGTTGCGTCATACACCTCGTCTAAGGCGCGACCCACGTATTTCTTGACCGTCTCGTTTCCGATCTTGGCCAATACATACTTGCCGATAAGGCCCACCACAAGCGTGGCGACCCATACGATCACTGAGTCGCCGGACATTAAAACGTTATACAAAAAATCACCCATAAGTACCCCTATTCTGTGCAGCCTTGCTCAAGCACCAATTTGCTTGGCGCAATCAAAGTATCACGGTTCCCACTCGCGTCTATTCCCACCAAATCGTAATAATAGGTGCCGGCAGTGAGCGCCAAGGTGTCCCCCGTAGAGAGACTGATAGTGCCCTTTCCGGTGTTCGCGGCTGTCGCCTGGCTTGCCAGGGCCGAGATACCGCCGGACACAATAGACCGCTCAACTAGCGCCGATGTAGAAACCAAACGGCGGAGCGTGAAGCGAACATCAGTCCACGCTGAAATGTTCACGGTTGTGCCGTTCGCGTCCGTGACGGTGAACTGTAGATCAACATCTTCGCCACGAATCATTTCCAATGTCACGCGTGGTAATGCCATATCACTCCACCCTTTCAAGTGTCGCAGAATAGTCGGAAACGCGACGAATAGATGCGGATCTGTCGTTTTGGCGTGCAAGTGTCGCCGAGTAATCGGACACCCTGCGAATCGATGCGGTGTAATTATTAGCCATTATCGATCCGATGCTACGATCTTCACAACCGTGTGGATGGAGTCGTCTATGCGCGCTTGCTGAGTCGAGAGGTGCTCTTGCCGCTCGAGCAAGGTGGCCTGTTGTTCAATTACCTTGCCTTGTTTGTCGGCGACGACTGTGATTGCAGAAACTATATCCTTACGTAGGCCGCGGAGTTCGAACCACACGATCACGGCAAGCGCGACGACTCCGCCTGATTCGATGATGGTCAATATGTTGCTAGGTAAAGTTTCCATAACTACGCCTCCGCCCTAGTAAAGATAATGAAAAGTAACAGGCCCCACTTGGTAATCGGTGTTAGTGCAAGAGAAGCGAACGCCAAGCCAACCCTGTGAACCATGCGCGTATGGTGCGGCGACATCGGTGCCTTGATTGAAACGGTTTGCTGAAAACAGTGGACCGTAGGTTGTCCCATTACCCCACACTGGTAGGGGGTAGGCCGCGTTACCTTGCCAATCTCGTTCGGTGATGGTCATCCACCCGTAGGAGCTGGTCGATGTAAAGCGTGCGTTTAGCACGCCAAACGAGCCATTGCCCGCGGTGTCGATTGGGAGCGATTCGTTGAAAGCAGTTGCTCCCGAGGAACTCCAACTCGCTACGCCTAGCACTGCAGTTAGGGGCGACGTCGCTGTAAATCCGTAGGAGATACCGATCAAACGGCAACCCGCGTGCATGTTGCGGGGCATTGCGTATGCGTAGTGGGTGCCAGACAAAGTGCCAGTCTTAGAGACCCACCACTCGGTGAAGTTCTGCCCGCGATTTAGTGCGTTGGTTCCGGTGTAGTAATATTCATCGTCAAGAAAAAAGTCTTGAGGGAAAACCGTTTCCGACGCGTAGCGCATAGGATACACGTGGTAGTAGGTCCCGTTGGTCGTACCATTTCGCGGAGTCGTGTCGCCTGGGGATCTTTGCAGTGAAATTATAGGGGCATACCCCGCCGTGACAGCGGGCGCGGCGCTCGCCCAGCTAGTCGCACCGTATACAGTGCCGGGGACGTACAAACAAGTCGCGGAAACATAATATTCCTTATCAACGCTCTGAGTAGTTAGAGCACGCGTGACTGCATCTTCTATATCGCGCGATTCAGTATCGCCGCTAGCGAAATCGAGGCGCATGCATAACGTATCCGTGCGATTGTCCGGGTGCGCTGCGACCGAGTAGGCCGTTGATAGATAAGCAGCTGTTATGTCATACGATGACGCGGAAAAGCAATACAACATAGGCGTCGACGTTGTGACCCCGCTCGGCGCGGTGCCAGTCGTGCTAGTAGTTTGCGCCATTACTACCACGCCGGGGCCGAGCGTTAGGGTAGATGTAGACACCCCCGAATAGGCGGCAGTATTAAGCGTAATAAGCCCAGCCATAGGAAATGGGACATAGGCCTTTCCACTTGTTAAGTTCTGTCGATCCGAAGAACCTTCAACAAAAAAATCACCGCCCTGTGTGGCTGAATAGCGCGCAGTCATCGCTGCGCCCATGTCGCGCCCGGACAGGTACGACATAGCTTCAAGGGCCTGGCGAAACAGGTAGCTCGATTGATATTGCAGATCGGTGTGGGTCAAGCCCTCGCCGTCATTCCATTTTACGTGGGGATGTAGTGCCATTGTTCAACTCCTATGGGCTTGTGCGCCGTTCGACATAAACTCGCACGCCCGCTGCGCGTTTATCGTTTGCTAAGGCTTCAGTGCTCGCGGCAGTTGCCGCTGTGCTGCCATAGGGCAGAATGATAACGATTGCCGCTTGCTGCGCGCCCATGCGATAGCCTCGGGATAGGTACGTCGATTTGCGGCCGTTGGCTAGATTATACGTGGCGCGAAAATTACCATCCATGTCCTGTGGGTCAACATTCCAGTGAACGGTGGCGGATACTTCCGCAACGCCGCTCGGGTTGCTGAAAATTAAATCGTTGCCTTCAAGCGACAAGATCTCGAAGGCCCCCTGATTCCCCGCTGTGCATGAGGCAAGCACCTGCAAAGTTGCACGCCGAATTTCCTGCACCGTTTTGATCGGGGTGTATTCGGTATCCCAAGCGTCGGTTGGCGTGAAGCGCCAGCGGGTGGTGGTGGCCGACACCGTGCTTGCGAACGTACCACCCACGGCATACTCAAGCCCACCACTACCGGCGTAGGTCTTTTCATTGCCCATGTATCCGCGCTGCGCGCGTAGCTCCACGATCTCTGGCGTGCCGGACACCGCTTCAGCGGTCAATATGGTTTGTATCGCCTCTTTGATAGAGGGGATGGTTAGCATTTCCGGCACGTCTTTTAGACGGTTGCGAAGCGTTGTATCACTCTCACCATTCGCCCTGAACATGCCGCGATCGGTACCGTGTTGGCCTAGATAGTCCGGCTCGGTTGACGTGGCACCCGTCGCGGTAGCGATTAGAGCCTGCGTCACAAGCCAGTCGTCGACCTTATCTTTCGCATCCTGCGCGCACTTCGCATAGGCAGCTTCAATCTCGTAATCTCGCTCGGTTTCCTTATACCAATGCGGTAGCGCCGCGAGAGCGAAGTCAAAAAGCTTTTGTTCGGACGCTGATAACGTTGACATTAGGTCACCGTTACCGTTCCAGCGCGCAGCACTTCAGTAGGCGTCGCGGTTAGGTCGCTTGAGGTAGATTGCGAAACAGAATCACGCAAGATTGACGTGATCGTGATGTCGTAAATATCATCTGGGAATGCGGCGATTGCGGCTGCCCCGATGGTGCCCAGATAGAGAGTTTGCCCTGGCTTCAGTCTGTCAATACGACCTGCGATAGCCGCCTCGATTAGTGAAGCGTTTGCAGTAACGTCAAAATCAGAGCGGTAATCCGCGATCGTGATTTCTAGGTCAACCACCACTTGGCCCGCCCCGGATACATTCAGAGTGGTGCCCGCGGCTTTCCAGTTCACGATCTCAGTCTCTACATCGGCAATCATTTGAGGTGTGGAGTTACCATCTGAGTCTGCAATATACAGGGTGCAGATTAGTGTGGTTGGGTCTTCGGTTGCTACCGCTACGCGAACGCTGGCAACCTCAAGCGCTCCGGTTTCAAGCGACGCTATGGTTCCTCGGCGCAGTGATTTGAAGTATGAGCGCACGCGCTCACGCAATTCGGGGTCTGTTTCCTCATCGTTCCCGCCCGCGGCTGCTAGTGTGTTGGTCACAAGCCAGTTAGGGTCAAACGACGGTTGATCAATAACGCGCGTGATAGCAGCCGCTGCTACGTTAGTTGCGCGCCCCGTAGTGGTAGCCGTGGCCGTGACCGATGATGGGCCGAGCGCGCCGCTAGCGAATACGAGGTTAGTGTCTGTGGTGAATTCAATCGCCTCGCCGTTAGCATCGAAATCCGTGGCTACCACAGTGCCGGCCAGGATGGTGCCACCCGTGGCGGACGCTGCGCGCGAGAGCAAGATCGTAACTTCCGACGCGGTAGCCTCTTGGCGCTGAATGTTGAAATGGTCATCGGCGAGCGTCGTCAATGCCGCGCCAGCTGCGCCATCGATGAATGTATTTTTGAAGGCCTGCGCGGCGTAGCGGATAACCGCATCGTTCATTGCCGCGCCCGCATGTAAGAATGCTTGCGTGACATCGCCCTCTGCTACTAGCAAATCAGGGCGGCGCGATTGCAGCTCGGCTTTGCCTACCGCTACTAGATCGGAGAATGACGGGGCGATAGCCATATTAGACCTCTACCACTACATCGATTGGAGTGTTCATTAGCGTGCGCCCGGCTGGGATCACAGTGACGTGGATGCGCAAGCCGTTTGTAATGAGCTCGATCGTGATATCGCGGATAGATTCAACGCGTTCGTCGCGCAGCAATTGCGACGAAATCTTGAGTTTCAACTCATCGCGGTTCGCGCGCGTGTTTCGTGCCTTCACAAATTGCCTGGCCCCGCAACCATATTCTGGCAAAGTGCGCCACTCACCGGGGGCGGTCACGATGCGCCGGATAAGAGCTTGCCTAAGGGCCTGCGATTGTTCGGCTAACAGCCAATCGCCCGCGCGATTTGATTGCGTGTCCGCCCCGCTCTCGTCCGATGCATCAAACCATACATCCCGGCCAAATAGCCTATTTTGCTGTGCGGTTGGCATATAAGCTCTTGCAATATATCACACGATTGGTGTAAGAGGCCCTAGCAGGGTCTTCCAGGTACCAAGCGACACGGTTCCGCCGTGCATGCTTGTCGCTAGCGCGGACATCGCCGCATCGTGAGATAGGCTCGCCGATGTATTGGCTGGGAAGTCTGCAGTCAACGAAGCGACCATGGTGGCTGTGGGGGCTGGATTTATCAGCACAGCGGAGGGGAAGAATAGCAACGGGGTAGCAGCCATCGCAGTCCAATAAGCGCCGCACCCTGCCCCGAATTGAGCTGCACCCTGCGCCGCAGTCATATCAGATGAAAAGGTCATAGCTGCAGCCATAGCGGCCTTGGGTGTGGCCAGATTTGTGGTGATTATGGCTGTGGCTTGCGCCATATAAGATGAAAATGCAGACGCCAAGGCCCCCGGGGGATCGGCCTGTCCCGGTATCAGCATGGCGACAAGCCCGGATTTCAACGTTGCGGCTGATAGGGCCATTATTTCGCCTTCAAAACGGAAGTGTATGACGCGGCGCTAGCTGCATTGTCCGCGGTGCCGCTCGGCCCCACACCGGTTGAATGGATATGAGCCTCATATGCGGATTTCTTGACCAATTCCTCGGCCCCGCCAGCGCCATCATGGATATACACCGCCGCGTTAGTTATCACCGTGCGGCTTGGCGCGGGCCCCTGCGAGCCATCGTTGTCAACATCGTAGGAAGATAGCAGCCCTACGATCACAGGCATAAAAGCGATGTCGCCCTGCGGCATCATCACCACAACTTCGTCGCCCTCGGCCGGGATAACCCAAAAGCCTTGGCTGCCCGCCCCGCCGGACAGACGGCATGTCACGTCTATGCCCTCTGGCATAAGTTCAACGTCCACCAAAATATCGCGGAGGGTGCCCCCCACCGTGTGCATTTCGTAATGGGTTGTGGCCCAAGCTGGCTTTGTCACAACGCCAACCGCACACCATACGCGGCGATCCGAGAGCGCTGCGCGAATGCTAGTCATATCTAGCTTTTTGGGCCCTAGCTTGCGCCGCTTTGGTGCTGCCATTTTCGACATCAGCGTTTACCTAACTGCTTTCCGTTCGCTTGTGTGTATTTCATGGCTTGCTTATCTTTTCACGCCGTCTTGTTTTCAGGCTTGCGGGCGCCGTCAACCACAACATAATCCACTAGCTCGGCTTCAATCGAAATCCCAGAATCCTGCGAAAACGAAAAGGTGAGCTCGCGAATACGCATCGGGCGCTTGAGCGCTTGTAATTTTGTGTAACCAGTTGCAAGCGTTTGCGCTACAGAATCGCTGTAACCCTTAGCCTTGAGATGGTCGAACTTGCGCCCAGCGTTTACCTTAGGGTCTGATAGCAGCGCCTCGTTCACGTTGAATTCATCGAAATCGATAATGCATGGCGTGCCCGCTGCCGCATTCAGCAAATCATTTATGTTGCCGTCTGAGTCGGGCGCATCCTTCAAATCTTTGGTGATAAGCCGCACCGTGCGCTCCGCCCTGCCTAGTAGGTGAAAGATACCCTCGGCCATATTTCGCAGCACGTTTTTATCGGTCACACCAAACACGGGATAGACAATAAACTCGTCTGAGTTTGCGCCAAGCGTCCCGGGTGGTGGGGCAGTCAATTTACCCTCGGGATACTCCACAGAAACCTGCGCCTTAGTCTTTGGGTCGTACCCTTTCATGATGATCTGCGGCACCTTCTCTTTTCCAAGGCTGCGCGACATTTCCAGGGTTTCAATGTTACGGCCCCACGTGAGGCGTAGCGGGCGCGTTTTGTATTCCGCCGAGAACACTTGCGGGCGGGTCAATACGACATCTAAGCCCAACACAAAGCAAATCAGCCCGCTGCGCGTGGCGACCGAATACAAGACGTCCCAATAGCTCGTGTCCGTCTGCACTGGAATTCCCCGCTGATTCCCGCGCACTGTAGACTCAGAAACGACGGGTAACTCCGATTCATCTATGCCGCGCACGGATAGGCGCAACCGACCTGTGGGGTCTGCCTTCTTTAACCATTCGCGCATCAATACGTCAATGCGCTTATTGACCTGAATGCGCTGTGGTTTCCCGTTTGCGAGTGGTGGCCACTGCTTTTCAATTAGATAAGCGGTGTAGTCTTGCCCTGTGATTCGCACCGTGTTCCCGCTTGTCGTGTATTCCACGGTCACGTCATCGGCTAGGCCTGCGATTTGCGGCGACGGGCGCAGCGAGTCGATTGCTGATTTCAACCACTCGAGCGCTAGCGATTCCGATGCGGACCTTACAGCCTTGGGCGGGCGCCCGGCGATATCGTCCGCAACCTCATCGGTCTGATACATGTAGATCTCTACGGCTACCGTGCGGATCAATTGCGGGTCAATCGGGAAATCATCCGCGGCGAACGCTACTTCCCAGCTATCCGCTTGCTTGTAACTGTTGCGGTGAATGGTGCACTCGCGCACGCGAACGGGGAAAATTTGGGGCTTTGAGTCGGCGCCGGTGTCCCCGTATCCGTCAAAAACTACGTTTAGGATGGCGTAGCATTTTGGGTAGTATAGCCTTGCCACAAATCACCCCTGTGCCCTATCCGGGATGATGAGTAACTCATCGCCTGTGAGCTCAAAGCTAGTGAGGGCGTTGCGCTCGTATATCAGCGACCACGCCCATGGCGTGCCATAGAAACGGCGCGAGATATCGTAGAGTGATTCCTTCTCTTGCGGCCGGTATAGGCGCTTGGCGTCTGGCTCATCCCTACGATCCATCGCCTTTGCCGCCTCATAGGAGTTATTCATTAGGATGCGGCTATTGAAGGATAGAGAGCGTTGCCAATCTTCAAAGTCGAGCACGTTCAACGTGGTTCTGTAGATTAGCGTGGTATCACTTCGCACGTCTTCTAGTGCCGTGGCTACCGCAGCCGCTTGGGTTTGTATATTGCGGAAATGCGTTGCGATGCGCTTGTACGGTGACAGCCCTGCATTTACCTCATCGAACGCAGTCTGTATTTCGTTTTGGTCAATTGTCGCGCCAGTCTTTGCGATAGAGGTTTGCAGCGATGCGCGCGCGGTCTTTGTAGCGTCAAGCGTTTGTTGATCTAGCGCCTCGGTTGGCTTTAGTTCGTTGTCGATTGCTTCAATAGCGAGCGCTCGCACTTCCGCCTCGTCGTATACTTCAACCGGCGACTTGTCCGGCTTGGGCGAGGTAGCGCGCACAACCGCATCGGTTCGGTCGTGTATTGATACCGTGAACTGATAGGTGATTTGGTCTTCTTTTTTGTAGCCAAAAACCCAATTTACGATCACGCCTTCGAAGGCTTGCCCTTGAAACGATATGTTGACTGTGTTTCCTCGGCGAGCCATCGCCTCGAATCGCTTCATTTCGTTGTATGCGTAATTCGTGAAATTGTAGCGATCGTCCCATACGCCTGAGAAGTCTTGCGGCTCGTATGACGGGCCTAGGATTTGCTCGCTTGGCGATACGTTGCCGGCGTAGTCTGTGCGGCTAGTCCGCATCTTGCCGGCTAGGTTCCAAACACCTTGCGGGCACGCGCGCACTCCACCCTTGGAAGAGTTGATCGTGGTGTCAACGCCTGCGGTGTTCTTGTCCGCAAACCAGTCGAACCGCTCGCCGTCATTACCATCTAGGCGGCGCAATTCCTTAATAGTAAAAACTCCATTCGCCATTGTTAGCCCTCACGAAAAGAGTTGTACGCCATTGATGGATTCTTGACGGCGCCTTCGAATGCCTTCGATAGGTCCATAACAAAGCGATCTGGATCGTCTGATTTGACTTCCACTTTCATTTGCACGTTTATCGAAGGCTTGAGCCCTGGTGGGCCCTTCTTTCCTATGGAATCGGCTGCGGCGTCTACCGTTGACTTGACGAATGCCATGGCTTGGTCGTTTTGCGCCTTTAGCGTTAGGTTAGCTATTAGGCCACCGTGCATTTCAAGCGCGCGACTTACTCCCACAAGGGCTTCTATAAAACCTTTGCCTTCGCGCGTGTTCGGATTTTCAGACATCAATCCGGCCATATCCTTAGCGCCTAGCAATCGCACCAATTGATCGGGTGTCATATTCATTAATGCAGAGTGCGAACCGGTGTAGCCGCGGTCTTGCATTTTCTGCATTACGTCTACCATACCCGTGCGCCCTTGTATTTTGGCCACGTCGCGCACTGTTATTTTCTTGGCCTCTACAATTCCCTGCTTTAGCCCCGCTTGCTGAGCTATGTCATTCAATAGCCCGGCGCCAGCTAGCTTATCAGCCGCGGTGTATTTTCCGCTTTCTAGTTGGTTTTTTCGAATGCCGTGGGCGTCGCCCAGCATTACAGCACCCTCATCGTTTGAGTAGCCGCGCCGCTCGGCCTCGTTTTGCATAAGCTTCATACGGTCTAGAGTCATACCGCCGACCTTGCTACCAGCTAAGTAGCGGGCCCGATCCGATGAAAATTTAGAGGCTTCGCGCGACTCAAGATCCTCAATAGCGTTGCTATAAAGCTTGTCGGCGACAAGCGCCGCTCCTGCGCCGAACAACGCAAGACCTTGTGCTATCCCTGGTAGCTTAGCGGCAAACCCGGCCATGCCTTTTTGGGCTTCGCCAGAAGCCGCGGTGAACGACGTCATCGCGCTAACCATGCTCATGCCATATCCGGCGAGCACGTTAGTCGCCCCCTTCACAACCTTGAATGCTAGGAAAGCTTTCGCAAGCGTCATGAGTAGCTCGCGATTATCCCAAAGAAATTTTAGGGCACTCTTTACCATGCCGAACGCTGTTATCAGCGCGTCGCTGGCCTTGCTTATAAATGCAGCAACCTTCTCAGGATTGCGTTCCATCCATTCTGTGATCTTCTTAAACTCCGCCGCCATAGCTTGCATGAGTGGCAAGCCAACTTTGCCCAGTGCCATTTGGACGTTGTCTTTGAGAGTTGACCATTGCCCCGCGAAGGTCTTGCCCTGCGCTTCGGCCATGTTCTTAAGTGCTGGCTGGTTCAGCACCTTCAAGAGCTCTGGAATAGCTTTCGATGGATTCTTAGCCATCATTTTATTCCAGGACTCGGGGTCCATTCCCAAAAGCTTGGGCAAACGATCTGAGATTCCCATACGCCCTGCTAGGGCTTGCTCAATATCGCGCGAGGCTACCTCGCCGCTGATACCGAATGCGCCGGCCGCAATGACAGTGCCTTTCGTGATTTCCTGAATGTCTTTGAGACTGGCGCCAGCTCGCCCAAGTGGTCCTAGCATGCCGGCTGCTACGTTCACAAAGTCTTTAGTGGTGGCAACCGATGATTTGGCGTCCACCTGGAATTTAGCCATAAGGTCGTTGGCGCGCTTTTGATTCTGCGCCCAAGTGCCGCCCATATTCATTTGCAGCAAGCCCTGCATCGTTAGACCTGCTTGCTCCATTTCCGAGTTGAAATCTATGAATGCGGCTTTTGCTGCGCGCAGTCCAAAGAAGCCACTCGCAGCGGTAGCTAGACTACGGAACGTGCCGGATAAGGCTTGTGACTCACGAGCCGCTGCGCCTATATGACCCGTCAACGCCTTAACGCCGCGCGAGGCTTTATCCTCCATCGCGTAGCGAAGCTTTACGTCATATATGGTAGAGGCGGCCATTGTTTATATTCTACCCCGGCGGGTCTCTTTTTGACGGTGTCCGGCCCCTTCTGGGGATATCTCGTGCATTAAATCCGTGAGGGCGTCATGCACCATGTAACGGTCGCGAATGGTCAAACCTAGGTATTGCTCCCATGGCAATCCGTCTAGATTCCACCCAATCCTTACCCATTCCCGCCAGAGACGCCTTTTAGTTTTTTTGGTGACTGAGTAGCCAGGCTTTCCCCAGGGGGCGACACTCGGGCGCTGGCCTTGAAGTTTTTTAGGTCTTCAGCATCCACACCGTTCAAATCGTTAAACGCGGTCTGTGCCAGGCGGATGGTTTTCAGTGACCATGAATCCATGGCGAGGAACGGCACGCCATTTTGATTTACTGGCTCGCCGTCTACCTCTACCAGAGAGAGCCGCATGGCTTCGCGTTGCTCGGCTCCGATTGCAGCCATCGCTGAATTGCGAAGCGCCTCGGACATAAATTTATCCGCCCACACGGCGGCTTCAATTTCGTCTTTGGCGGTAAGTTCTTTCATCGTGAAAGATTTGACGGAGTATCCGTCTGGTAGCTCCCATGTCTTTGATGTCTGCATTTGTGCCTCCCTGTGCTAGCCATAACTGTTACGCGGACAAAAGCTTGCGGCGTTCCGCCTTAGCTTCAAACGAAGTGGTGACGAAATCCGAGCGCGAACCGAACGAGGTTTCAGTTGGGCGCAGATAGCAATTGTAGAAAACCTCTACGCGCGTGCTGGCCGTGTTTCGGAAATTGTAAATCACCGTGATAGTGATATTCGGGTGCGCGTCGTGATTGAGTTCGCGATCTACGATGTCGCTTAGAAACTCGAGCGCGTTCGCATCCTCCGGCTGAACGGAGAAAGATAGATCCCAGCCGTTGTGCTGGTAGTCGATCTTGTCTACATCTTCGCCAAGATACGGCACTTCTTTGAGCTCGCCGCGCTCGGTTACGGTTAGATCGTTGACGTTAAAAAAGGTACCCTCTTGCACTTCGCCGTCCACGGCGACGCGCAGTGTTACCTCTTGTCCGCGAATTGATAGATTAGACATGATGTTTCATTCTCCTTACGCGGCTTCAATGACAACGCCGGAACCGATCTCGGTTTCTAGGACAAGGTGCAAAATATGGCCGATGAGCTTCACGCGCCAAAGAATCTTTTCGATGCCCTGTGCGCGCTGCGCGGTTGTGTTCACCGATTGCTGATCAATCGCGAACGCTTCAACGATGCGCTCATCTTCTAGCAACTGCTGAGAGAACGCGGTCAACTCTGCAGCCATGTTCGCGCGGTTAGTGATCGTGTTCTTACGCTTCACGTAGGTGCGCAAGCGGTTCGCCGCGGATAGCTGCAAAAAGTCTGCAGAGCGTCGGCGAGTGATTTCAGTTAACCCGCTAGTGAGGTTAGTCGTAACGCCGGAGCGGAACACAAAACCTTCTGGGATGCTTTCGAGCGTGCATACACCCGCATTGCGGAGGGTGATAAGGTCCGCACGCGGGAGCGAGGTATTTGTGAGCTTGCGGATGCCAGCCGTTTGCTTAGTCGTCTGAATGCTACCTGGATGAATATCCACGTCATTCTGGCAAAGCACTGAAGCCATCCACGCGGCTGGGCTGCACTGGATTTGCGTACCCGTCTCGGGGTCAAGAGTGTAAGGGCTATTGTAAGTCCAGATGATTCTATCGCTGCGCGTAGTGATCTGGCCGGCTGCGCTCGCCGCTTCAACGGCTGCGGTCTGTCCATGCGTACCACTCCAAGTCACGAAAACACGGTCGGACACCAAAGCGGCTTCGGTTACGACTTGCGCATTGTAGGTCGCTGGCGTGGTCGGCGCGTCGGCGCAGAAAATGATGCGAGGGCCTTCCGCGTTCGCGAGCGCAGTGAGTGCGGCAGTGAAGTGCGACGCAGCAAGGGTTCCGTCTGCACCACCCGTCAAAGCGGTAGCGCTTGCGATTGCTGGTACGCCGTTGTTTGCGATCGTCACAACCACAACATTCGCGATGTCGTCGCCGACAATTTCAGCGATATCGTCCGCGGTAGCGGTGCCGCTCGCATCAATATTCTGGTAGGTCGTTTGCGAGCCGAGATAGGAAACAACCATATTGAAATGGCTGGTATTGCCATCGGTCGCGGTAGCAATCGCAACGGTAGGACCGCTGTTCGCGGCAAGTGACCATGCGCCGACCGAAGTTGCGGTAACGGTAATGCACGACGTCGCGGCGGATGTTGGGAAGGTCACGGCACCAGCCACGGCTGAAGTCGTATCCGTCACGCGCTTGACGTACAACTTGCCAAACGGCTTATTGATAAGGTCCTTCCAGATCTTATTGATAAGCGTTCCACCTGCACCATAGTCGCGTCCGCCGAACACTTCAACAAAGCGAGCGACGGAAGTGATCTCAGTGATAGCGGTAGGGCCACGAACCGTCACGCCTAGGATACCTACGGCGCTAAGGTCAACACCGGAGATGAATCCGGGCGGTTGACGCTCGCTGATGTAGAGGCCCTCTAGCTGAGAGAAGTCATTTGGGTTTGTCGTAAAATATACATCTGAAGCCATGGTCTTCTCTCCTTAATCTACGGGCGAAAGCACTCCGGTTTCTGATATGTCGACGACATCTAAGTCGCTACTAAAAGTCTCCGGTGTGATTGTTGTATCTAGGTCGGCGCTTGGATCCTCGTAAATTGCAAGCTGTAATTGGTCAATCGTAAAAATCCCCCCGCGGGTCACTAGAGCTGGTATCTGCGCGAGGATCGTGAGTGTAGAGTACCACTTTTTGTCAAAAACCCTTTCAGACTCCCATTCCTCTCGTGTAAACTCCCACGCCACCCGCACGTCATAGACTTGCGGGATTGGGAGGGTTAGGACCCCGGGGGATAGGTCTTGCGACAAGAACACTTCGGTAATCTTCGAGGCGAGGATCGCGCGCCGCCTAGCGGTGGGGGCGTTAAGGCGCAGCAAGCAATCCACCTCGTGGTGGCCAACCCGCTCGATTGAAGTATCAAACGACACTTCCGCCATTTCCTGCGCTTGGTTGGGAAAATATTTGAAAGATATGGGTTCGATGCCAAGCGACTCCGAACCCAACAAATGCCCGGGTTCGGCCGGGAATGGACAAATATGCCCAGCGAGCTCGGGTATGGCGGACGCCAGATAGTCCGCCAGAACTTGAAAAGCGTGGATTGAGATAACCGACATCACTTCACCCTAGCGAGCTGATATTCCATTTCAGCCTTTAGAAATTTTTCGATGTCCGGCATCGCGTTGCGGACAAGCCAGGTGGGTTTTTGCCCGTACTTTTTGATCTTATTGATAATCGCCCAAGTGATTCCGTCTTGCTCTTTATCGGACATACCGGCGAAGTGCCGTCCTACCCATGAACGGATAGCCTCTACGCCAGCTGCGTTGACGTTATGGGGGCGGGCGCCAGCCTCTACAATTCCCGCATGCGGGGCATCGTTCACTACGGTGGTGTTTTCAGCCGTGCCGGAAACACGCCAAGCATTTTTCATTTGCCCTTGGTCAACCGGTGTCCGGCGAGCGAGTAGGGTGCGCGTGCGCTCCGCTGCTACGCGAATAGCGTTGTGCGCAAGTTCAACCCGCGCTTTGTTATCCTGCAACATACGCGCTGGCAAGTCTTTGATATTGATAGGGATAATCATTGCGTCACCCCTGCTTTGCGTAGCTCCATTACCCAACCGATCGTAGATTCACGATCGGGAAACGGACGCGATTTCAGAACCCAATAGGTGGTAGAAATACGTTGCCCATAGGCGTCTTCTATTTTGTAGAAAAATTCCTGCGAGTGCGCGAGCGCAGCATCGGTTCCGAACGAACCGGTGAGCTCAGCTTCAGAGTACGTCAACGAAATCTCAGAGAGCTGGATTAACCCAGCCTCATCTAAGCCGCACGGTTCTAATCGGAAATCAGTTTGGTACGGCATGACACGAGGCTGGGGATCCAGCAACGTCTCGACATCAGTGTAGGGCCCCTCTCCGATATTCCCCTCGCCCCACGTTCTAATTACCGTCGAGACGTTGAACTGCCGCGCTCCGAACGCGGGATGTAGCTCGCCGCGCAAGGTGTCAACGATTGACAGCAAGCTGTCAATCAGATTGGAAGATATGTCGGCTGTGCCGGCCAAATCATACCCATCCCGTCAATCGCAGGCCCGGGGTGCCATCCGTATACGTGATCGTGTTCGCGCGCACGTGAGTGACTGCAGCGTCTAGCGTAAACATAACCCCGCTCGCCAGCGCCGCGTTTGTGGTTATCCACGTGACCGCCTCATCCGTGCTGGCTTGGATATCCATCGACCACGTGCCGGAGCCATACGTGGTGATGGTTTTTCCGGTGATATGACCGCAAGCCATGGCGTCGCTTGCTCCAAGCGCCGTGGCTTTTACCGATGAGAGTGCGTGTGATACTAATTGCGCGGTCATATATATCCTCCAAAAAAGATCCTAGGGGGCGGCAGTCACGCCGGCACAGGAAAGCGATAGGTCCGCCCCCTAGGAATATCTGTCAACCTTGCGGGTAGTAGCCTCCGCCAACCCGAGACCCACCAAACTCCACAAAACTCATATTCCTGCCACCTGAGAAAACATCATGCCGAGTGGGCACTCCAAAAGTAGAACCTAGGGACTGCGCCAAGCGGCGACCCTCCGAGCGAAGCATCATAATTTCGTTCTGCATTGGTAGGTCAATAGACCCAACCTTTGCAGCCTTAAGGCGCCCGTGCGCATCCTTAAGCGATGCATAGACCGCATCGAGATCGGTCAAGAGCGTGTCCTGAATAAACGTAACAGTCGCAGCATTCAGCTCCACTGCGCCGATAGCGGTTTCTAGCCCAGAGTCGGACTGCTGAAAGCGGTCACCCCAACCGAGGTAG